ACAAGGCAAGCCTTGTACTTTCCGCCCCTGCTTTTCCAGGTGCGTATGACTGTGTTAGTCGCTTCTATCATGTGTCAGCCCTCAAAGCTGCAGCGCTTCATTGCGCTGCAGGTCGAAAGGCTGCAGGGGTTCTCCCCCTGCAGGTCTGCTTACGCTTTGATAGGGTGGAAGGTCGCAGTGACACAGTCGGCCATGAGATTGCATATCTCGCAGCGTTCGAAGTTGTCGTATTCTTCCTCATCATCAGGGAAGGTCCAATGCCCATCACGTCCGGCTTGTGCGTCTTTCACCCAGCGATCGAACTGTTTGATGGCGCGCGCCTCGGCCTTCTCGCTCTCGAAATGATAGGTAAAGGACGAGTAGTCGCCATAAAGCAGAGTGCACAGATATTCCTTGGCGATTGTGTGTTCTTCAGGTTCTTCAAAGACTGTCATGTTCGTTAGCTCCAGAGTATTTGGCCGTTGGTGGTCATGCCTACGGCGTAGGCGTTCAGGACGGCTTGCGCGTAGTCGCGTCGTACATTGCGGACTTCGATGCTCTGCGTCATCAGGCGGCGCCCGACGCGCACTTGGAGATCGCCGCCTTCGTTGGCGAGATCGTAGAGGCGCTGGGTGGACTGCAGGCGCGTCACAGCTTCCATCAGCGTGACTTCGACCGCCTGCAGGGCGGCAATGCGCTTCTCGTATGTTTCCATGGGTGATGCTTCCTTGTGGCTTGGCCGCTGAGCGGCCTTGTGGCTTGGGGGCGATGGGACGGGGAGGCTCGGCCGTTTCGCCCGTCTGGGGGCTTCCTCGGCCGCCTGAAAGCCATGCCTCCAAGCGGCGTCGTGAGTTGCATATGCAACAAGTTGCTTAGCACCGCGCCACGGTCGCCCCGTGCCTGGCCTCCCAGCGCGCCAGCCCTGCAGGCGTCTTTGCGCGCGATGGGCGAGGCTTCCGCGCAGGTTTGGACTTCGGCGCCGGAGCACCCTTGCGCGTCTGGGCGTTCGCCAGGGAGAAGCGTTCGGCGCGATCCGTGATTTCGTTAAGCATCGCCTTTATGCGTGCGTCGTACTCCGCCTTCCGCGCTGCCCGTTGAGCCTGATACTCGGCCTCTTTGCGCTCGGCATCTTTGCGCCATTCGTCGTGTGTCACTGTCTGCGTCCTCTGTGTTGTTGTCTGCCTGCTTAGTTCGAAGTCAAGTCAACCATGTCAGCCCGTCACTGTCAACTACGTCTTTGGTCGAATGAACGGCCAGGCGACAAAGCGTGAACGAACGGGGAACTGACTACCAGAAGCTGCAAGAGGCTTGGTTGTGTAGCTTAAGGTTGAGTGTATGACATTGACAATCATTCGCAAGAGGCTCGGCGGCGGGGCAACTTGGGATACGCCACCTCCCCCACCCACCCTCGCGAAAAATTGGGACATGCCCTCTCCGCCGCGCTATAATTTAAAACCAGTCTATCACGAACACGGCTACTTCGCCGCCTCGCCTCTTCGTGGCTTACACACTAGCGGCACAGACACTAGAGGCCAGACACAATGCAGTTGGAAGACCCAAGATTAGTATTAGCCCAGCACTTCGCAAGCTCTAGATTCTTGGCGCATGAGGTAATCTTCGCGCATAGAAGAACGTGCGACTCGTCGGGGATGCATGCGGATATTATAGGGCACCATTACTCAGATGCAGCACGCCTGCAGTTCATGGCGTTTCGAGGCTCCGCGAAGTCAACCATAGCGGAAGAGGTCTTGACTCTCGCTCCTATAATTAACTTCTCAAAGAATCCGGTCCATAACTTCCTTATCATAGGCTCCAGCGAAACAAGAGCTGCAGAGCGCCTAGAAGCAGTCAAGCATGAGTTCGAGCATAACGAAACACTCCTGCAGACATTCGGCGAGTATAAGGGGGATACCTGGACAAGCACCAGAATCACTCTGAAGAACGGAGTATGCATTCAGGCGCTCGGACAAGATCAGTCTATGCGTGGAACGAAATACCTATCATACCGGCCAGAATTCATTCTCTTTGACGATATCGAAGATGAAGAGCACGTAGTCAACCCAGAAGCGAGACTGAAGTTCCTGCGGCGATTCATGGCGAAGATCATGCCTGCCTTCGCCCAGACGTATAGAGCGCGAATGAACTCAACGCCTCTTGATGCAGAAGCCTTAAGCGTTACGCTCTCACATGCAGACGAGTGGCAGACGAAGAAGTATCCTATCAAGTATATCGATCCGGAAACAGGTAAGTGGAGAGCAACTTGGGAAGCCGCCTTCCCACTTAGCCGCATAGATCAGATCGAGAAGGAGTTCACCCAGAAGGGGCAGATAGCCATATTTCAACGTGAGTATATGGTGCAGGCGACAAGCATGCAGGACGCGGTTTTCAAGGAGGAAAACTTTCACTACGAGATCAAACCGCGAACATTTCAGGCGACGTATGTGATGTACGATCCGGCGCGTTCGGTGACCAAGGCCAGCGCGCACACGGGGAAGGCCGTGTGGTCCTGGGAGAACAACCGGCTTATCGTATGGGAGGCCAAGGGCGAGTTCTGGTTGCCCGACGAGATCATAGCCGATGCCCTGCAGACGGCGGAAAAGTATGATCCTGTCGGTGTTTACTTCGAGGAAGACGGCCTCAGTGAGTTTCTTCTGCAGCCTCTCCGCACCGCGGCGAGCAAGTGCGCCCATCCATTCCCGTTCTCGCCGGTGAAGGCTCCACGGTCCAAACTGGATTTCATCAAAGGCCTGCAGCCGTTCTTTGCCGCCAATGAGGTCGTGTTCGTCGGGAACGCGCCTGAATTCGAAACCCTGACGGCCCAGCTCAAGAACTTCCCTACGGGACGGATCGACGCGCCCAACGCTCTGGCCTACGCGCCCATGCTCAGACCGGGCATGCCGGTGTTCGAGGGCTTCCCGGAGAGCGCTATCGTCCCTGGCTCGAGCCCGGCGAAGGCGAGACCGCTGATCCTGGCTCTCAACGCCTCCAAGACCGCGCAGCAGCTCGTGGGGGCCGTCTGTCAGTACGCGGCGGGCAACTTCACGGTGTTCGCCGACTACGCCATGGAAGGCCCTCCTGGGATTCGCCTGCCCGAGATGCTGCAGTCGGCGAGCTTCGACTTCGGCCGGCGTCTGCAGGTGATAGCCCCGCCGCTTCACTTCCAGCCTTACGACACGATCGGTCTGCGGGCTGCAGCGGCCAGCATCCCCGTAGAAGTCGAGCGCGGCGGCGTCCCCCAGCAGGGGCGGGAGATCATGCGCCAGCTTCTGGACAGAACGTCGCCGAACACCGGGCGTCCGCGCCTCACCGTGGGCGAGAACGCACACTGGACATTAAGGGGCTTTTCCGGGGGCTATCACTATGATATGAATGGACGGCAAGCCGTCTTGCGACCAGAACCAAAAGACAACATTTATGCTGTCGTCATGCAGGCTCTCGAAAGCGTGGCGGCGCGATCTGGCTTAAGCCTGCAGGATGGGGATGCAAGCCACGAGCGGCACTATGCGGAAGACGATCATGGACGCAGATACCTGACCTCAAGACCTATGAGTTGATATGGCCAAGAAAGAAAAAGATCTTCGGACAAAGCCTCAGAAGCATGAGGATACAGCGCCCGTGTCGGAGCGCGACGAAGAGCTTGTGACTGACGAGGCCCTGCAGGATACGCTGCTTACCATCTATAACGAGGTCAAGACAGGCTTCGAGAACCAGATAGAGAGGGTGGATAGCAACCTTGACAACTGGGACATATTTAATTGCAAGCTTGGTTCTAACCAGTTCTATAACGGCAAGTCTCAGATATTCGTGCCTATCGTCAAAGATGCAATCAAGGCGCGTAAGACGAGATTCGTAAACCAGTTGTTCCCAGCTAATGGGCATTTGGTGGGATGTCTGAGCACCGACAGTTCGCAGCCGCACGGGACCAAAGGTCTACTCACACACTATGTGCGCAAGGCGAAACTGCGGTCTCAGATCGTACCAGCTCTCCTATTTGCTGGGGACGTAGAAGGCCAATACTCGATATACGTTGACTGGCTTACGACCGAGCGTCATGTTACTTATAAGTCTGACATTGCATCCGATACTGATCTAGAAGCTCTTCTTGAGGATGTTCTAGAGGAAGAGCAGGAGGACGAGGATGTTGTCATTGAGGAAGTTGTCAGACACTCATACCCACGTGTCGAGATAGTTTCAGACTCAGACTTACTTGTCCTGCCTCAGACGTCAAACTCCATAGAAGAAGCGCTCGCCAATGGCGGCAGTGTTACTGTACGCCGCTACTGGTCCAAGGCTAAAATCCTGCAGTTGGTCGAGGATGGCCAGCTAGAGGAAGAGGCGGGCAAAGCGCTTGCTACGGAGATGAAGAAAATTGACGATGGCGATCAGTACAAGGATATCGAGAAGGAACAGGCGAAAGTCGTTGGTATTAAGAAAGACCAGCGTGGCACGCACGTCGTTGTTTTTGAGACATGGGCGAAGATCAATATTGATGGCGAGAAGCGTCTGTGCAAGTTGTTCTTTGGTGGCTCTAGGAGTTTTCTGTCCTGCAAGAGAAATCCGAACTGGTCAGATAAGGTGCCTATACTTTCCGCGCCCGTGGAAAAAGTTAAAGGCTCCTTCAAGGGCAAGAGTCAAGTTGACTCGGTAGCAGCCCTGCAGTACTATGCCAACGATGTGATCAACGAAGGTGCGGACTCAAGCCAGTTCGCTCTTATGCCTATTGTCATGACTGATCCGACGCAGAACCCGCGAACAGGGTCTATGATTCTCAACATGGCGGCTATCTGGGAATGTAGCCCGAAGGATACGCAGTTCGTCAACTTCCCTCCACTGTGGAAGGACGCTCTAGAGATCGTGGCTAATGTCAAGGGGCAAATACAGCAGAGCCTTGGCGTCAACCCTGCGATGATCACACAAAGCCCTGGCGCGCATAAGTCCAAGCCATCGCAGGCGCAGGTTAGCCAAGAGCAGCAGATTGATATCCTGACGACTGCGGACGCAGTGACGGTCCTTGAAGAGGATATCTTAACGCCTCTCCTGCAGCGCATGGTGGAGCTTGATCACCAGCACAGAGACGACGACGTTATCATTCCACAGTTCGGAATTATGGGCGTAAGAGCGTCCATGGAGAGAATACCGCCTGTCCGCTTCGACAGACAGTATCACTTCTATTGGAGAGGCACAGAGCAGACACGTCAAGCGCAGATGATGCAGATACAGATCAGCGCGCTTAACGTCGTCAAAGGCATACCTCCTGAGCAGTATAAGGGCTATGAGATCGATCTAGCGCCAGCTATAACGATGCTCATGGAGAATACATTCGGGCCGTATCTTGCCCCATTGATTTTTAAGTCGCAGAGAGAGAACTTGACAATCCAGGCCGAGAAGGAGAATCAGCTCCTTGAAGAAGGCCTGGAAATGCCTGTGCATCCCATGGACGATCACGCCGAGCATATGCAGAGCCACATGGGGGCTGCGCAGCGCAACGGCGATCCGCACGGGACGCTTCGCGCCCATCTGGCCAAGCACCAGATGATGCAGCAGGCGCAAATGATGCAACAGCAAATGCAACAGATGCAGATGGGCGGCGGCGCGCCCGGCCAGCCTCCAGGAGCGCCCCCCGGCGGCGCGGGAGGCCCAAGACCGGGCGCGCAGCCCATGCCACCCCGTGGAGGCCAGATGCCTCCCGGCGCCATCCACAATGACCGGCTTCAAGACCCAGGGAGAATGCCGCAATGAGGCTTCACAGGCTCTATCCGCCCCTCTTCGTCGCCCTGGCGCTGCTGGGCGGACTCTCCGTCGCGCGAGCGCAGCAGGGACCGGCCAACATCCTTGGCGGTATCTATTACTCGACGCAGCCTCCGTTCACGCTATCGGACAAACAGCAGGCGGCATTCCAGGTTGATATGAATGGCAACCTGTTGACAGCGTCAGGCAATCGACCAACATACTCGGCCGGTGTACTCGGCATGACGCTTGCAGCTACGCCAACAGATATCTTCTGCATTCAGGGCTCCGCGACCAAGATCGTTAAGGTAAAGCGGATTGATCTTTCTGGGCTGACCTCAACGGCGCTTGCGACCGTTGGCATGCAGGTAATTAAGCGCTCTACCGCCAACACAGGTGGCACGGCGACAAATCCAACTGCTGTTCCTCATGACTCTCAGAATCCTGCAGCTACTGCTACGATCCTGGCATACACAGCTAACCCGACTACTGGCACCTTAGTTGGTGTGCTCGATCCGTTCTATATAACAGCATCGACCGCAACGACACAGAACAACGAGCGGCAGAAGTTGTATGGCACAGAAGAGATGCAGGCCATGCGGCTTAGGGGTACTGGCGAGATGCTGTGCCTGAATGGCAATGGCGCTAGCTTCACAGGAACTATCAGCATTGGCGTCGATTGGACGGAGCAATAAGCAATGGGCAGAATCAGCGTATCACTTGCTGCGTCTAACGCCGATATGAGCGCCGTGCGGCAGGCTATTGAGCAGATTGACCAGAATTTTATCGATCTGTATACAGACGTAGTTGATCTGCCGCAAGGGCGCTTGACTTTGACGTCCGGCACGCCTGTCATGACGGCGACGGTCTCAGGAGCAACAAACACATACTATACGCCATATACAGGACAACTATGCCCTGTATACAATGGTACAAGCTTCGATATGATTGATATCGGACGTGAGCTAGTCAATGTGACCACAGACGTCGTAACCAACCCTGCAGCCGTCGTGACAAGCGGAGTGTACGATCTGTTTGTGTGGCTTAACAATGGTGTACCAACGTTGTCGCGTGGACCTGCATGGACAACCGCAACAGCACGATCAGCTGGCACAGCACTTACTAGGATTAGAGGTATACTTGTAAATAGTGTAGCTGTAGCTAATGGCCCTGCGCAATATCAAGGCACATATGTTGGCACTATGGCTGCGCTTGGCGGAGCGCCGACTATAAGTTTCCAGTACGGGACACCTGCTTCTGGTGGTGGACAAGCACTACTAAATCTGTGGAACATGTATAATCGCGTGACAGTCCAAACGCGCGTTACCGATACACAAGTACCATACACATATACAACAGCCGTAGTTAGACAAGCCGGCGGTAGCGCGTCTAATCTCATTCGTTATATAATCGGTGTAGCAGAAGAACCACCAACCTTCTACTACCAACAGAACGTAACTACAGCGGCAGCCGCAGGCGCTACATGTCAGGTTAGCATAGGTGACAACGTCTCATCAGCTTTCGAGCTTGGTGGCACATACTTTGCATCGCAAGCAGCATCTGCGGTAACGGGTACACTAGATGTGGCTTATGTAAAGGGAGGCGCAGAGCCATTTTTAGGACAGCAAACAGCGTATGCAGTAGAACTTGGCGACGGCCTTAACGCTAACACATTCAATGTCGGTTCTGCCGGATCACTTGCAGGCATCATAAGGATGTAGCATGTCTAAGTACGAGGCCATGTTTAGAAGTATGATTGTGCGGCCTGCGTTTGCCAGCGCTGCGCATACGGTATGCATAACGAAGATAAAGCCTTACAAGCAGAAGTACATTGAGGTTAGCAACAAGACTGGCGTGCCGTGGTGGTGGATAGCTTGTGTTCATCATATGGAGTCCAACAACAACTTCAGCACGCACTTGCATAACGGTGATCCATTAACCGAGCGAACAACCCACGTTCCGAGCGGCAGACCTATTGAAGGCAATCCGCCCTTTACATGGGAGGAAAGCGCGGTGGACGCTCTGACTGGCAATCATGCGGTTGCCAGTCAGAAGACTTGGAAGCTCGAAAACGCCCTGTGGCTGTTTGAGAAATTCAACGGTCTGGGCTATGAGATGCACGGCATTAGTAGCCCATACGTTTGGAGTGGTTGTCAACACTATACTAGGGGGCGTTACGTGTCAGACGGAGTATGGGATGCAGAGTCTGTATCACAGCAGATAGGCGCTGCAGTTATCCTAAAAGAGTTGATCAACATCGGAGAGGTTGTCATGCCGGATACGCCTGCCGCTCCCGTTATCTCGGGAAGCGTTGTTCCTGTCCAGCAGTCGGATGTAACCATCCCGCTCCTGGCTAGCGCGTTAAAGTTTTTGCAGGGGCCTATCGGCGCTGTGATCATGGCGCAAGCCATCGATCCTAATAGCCTACTCAATACTGTGGCGCACCAGAACTTCTGGCTTGGTCTTGCAGTAACTGCAATCGGTGGTGTGCTGCAACATCTGCGCACCGACAGCACCAATAAGAATACGCTAACCGCGTTGGGTTTTACTACGCCGCCTCAGTAAGTATAGGAGTTGGAGCAGCGATGGACAGTACGATAAGTCTGGGCCATATCATATCGCTGCTTGGCTATCTTGTTACAACGGTTGCCGCCGCTGGGGCGATTGGAGTACGACTTAACCGAGTCGAACGCGATATTGAAAGGCTACTCGGCCTACTTGTTCAACAAGGTAGGCTGGAAGAACGCATAAAGAATATAGAAGACACAGTCCATAACAGGCGTAACCACGAGCGCGATTGACCGCCGTAAGCGGTCTTCTTTCGACACCGAACGTAAACGGAGCATGAAATGACAGCGCCAGATGATCTAGATTTTGACTTTGACGAGTTGGAAATCGATGAAACAAATGAAGAAATCGAAACGTCCTTCGACCAAGAAGGTTCAGAAGGAAGCGAAGGCGGAGGGCGAGAGTCCGAAGCAGGAGATGATGGAGCAGAAGCGAACGCGGACGAGGGCGCGGGTGCACAGAGGCAGCTAAGTCGTGGCGAGCGTCGTTTCCAGTCCCTAGCCAACAAGGCGAAGGATGCAGACCGCAGAGCGCTTGAGGCTGAGACGCGCAACCAGCTTCTGCAGCAGCAGCTTATGCAGATGCAGCAGCCTGCGCAACCGCAGTACGATCCAAGGGCCGAGCAGGAGTACATTGCAGCGTTAGACCCAGTCGAACGCATGCAGTACGTCACAGGTAGGCAGATGCAGGCTCTACAACAGAGTCAGTATCAGCAGCAGGCAATGATGATGGACATGGTTGATAGAACCATGTTTCAGAGCAAGGCCGCTTCTAATCCTGTGTACAAGAAGTTCGAAGCTGAGGTAGAGAAGCTACGAGCTGCAGAAGCAAGTAGGGGGCGCTACTTTAATCGGGAGGATATCTTGGCCTTCATCATTGGTCAGAAGCTTATCCAGGGTAAGCAGTCTGGCAAGAGTAAGCCGAAGGCTAAGCCACGTTCCTCGCAGACAGTCAGACCGGGCAACACATCTAATGATGTTTCGACCGGGAGGAAGCAGGATAGCGAGCGTGCAGCGCGCGCTAAACGAGTTCAAACTTACACGTTCTAGGGCGTGAGCATGCGCCTCGGACAGGAGATAAAAAATGGCTGGCTTGAATACATCAGGTCAATTTATTACTGATATCCAGAACTATATCGCCGACGAGGTGCTACCGCTTGCCCGCCGTTGGCTCGTGGTCTATCAGTTCGGAACACCGCTGACGCTCCCCAAGGGGCAGGGCGTCACTTATACCGCTACGCGCTTCGAGCGCGTGCCGCTGCCGTTCGCGCCGTTGTCGGAAGCAATCCCGCCTGTCGGCCAGACCATGACTATCAGTCAGGTGACTGCGACTGCCCAGCAGTGGGGCGACGTGATCACGATCTCCGACCGCGCGGAACTGACAACCAAGCACCCTGTCTTCCAGCAGGGCGTCAATCTCATGGGCCTGCAGATTGCAGAAACTCTGGAACGCAACACGTATGTGCAGCTCCTTGGCGGTACACAGATTAATTATGTCAACACCAGGGGCTCTCGCGCTGCGCTTGTTGCTGGCGACGTTCTTAATCTGCATGAAGTTAACCGGGCATTCGGTATTCTTCACACTATCGGCGCGCCTCGTTTTATGGGCGATGAGCAAACCAATATCAAACTGAAGGCGGAGGAAGGCGAGCCCAACGCAGGCAAGAACGCCCGCGCCAATCCTCACTTCGTCGCCGTCATTCATCCGCTTGTCGAACAGGACATGCGCGAGAACTCGTCTGTTATGCAGGCGTGGTCCTTCTCGGATGTGAACAAGATTTACAACTCCGAGATCGGCGAGCTGGGCGGCGTCCGCTTCTGCCGGTCGAACATGATTCCCACCTTCACCGGCGTTGCCCAGATCAACGGCACGGCGGGCACGGCGGGCACGCTGGCGACGGGCACCTACTACATCAAGGTCACCGCCTCCGACAGCCAGAACCAGTACGAAAGCCGTATCTATCAGGTTTCGACCGGCGCTGCCGTCACCGGCCCCAACGGCTCCATAAGCGTCACGTTGCCAGTCCTGGCGGGCTTCACCTTCAACGTTTACGTTGGAACCACCACGAGCCCCGCCAACCTCGGAACCTGCGTCCTCGGCCCACTGCAGGGACCATACGCCGGGCAGGCCACGCAGCTCGCCGGCGGGCAGACCGTGACCATTACTGGCACAGGCATTGCCCAGACGCCGCCAGCGGCGCCCGGAACCGGCGTGACCGTCTACCCGACGTTCGTTTTCGGACGTGGCGCTTACGGTCAGGTTGTGCTTGACGACGTCAAGACAACCTTCTTGAAGGAAGCCGATAAGTCCGATCCCCTCAACCAAATTCGGACTATGGGTTGGAAGGCTTATTATGGTACGCTGATCGAGAACAACACGTTCTTTATGCGTATCGAAAGCGCCTCGGCCTTCAGCACCACGTTTGGTTAATCCTAACTAGGGGAGGCTTTAGCCTCCCCGCCCTGGGAGTGGATAGCATGGCGCTTCATACTTTGGTGACTAGAGCGGCGACAACCTTAACCGCCCTGACATGGACTAAGGATGCGCTGCAGACAGATATTGCTAATCTGGCGCAGCTCATTCTTGACGATCTAAATCCAGCGCACCCGATTAAGCCGGGTGCGTGGAGCAATAACGGCATCCTGTACATTCCAAACAGGACAGGAGGCTTTGTTGCAATGCAGCCGGGCGATACGTTGGCGGTTGACCTCAACGGATGGCCTATTATTGTATCCGCTCAGTCGCTTACGGCTGGCAACGCATGGACATACGTGTGATGGGTAAATATGAAGGCCCTGTAGATTTTACGCTTCTGAGCGTAGAAGAGAAAGCCAAACTGCGGCAGCAGGCTAAAGACCGCGTGATAGCGGAACAAAAGAAAGCTGCGCAGGAAGCGTTCTTTGCAAAGGCTTTGGAATATGAGCGACGTGCGCTTGATCCAGAGCAAGAGGAAGTCGAATTTCAGATCGATCTTCCGCGCTATGCAAAGCATGTAATGATCAATGGTGTGCAGTATCTGCACGGCGGTGTTTATATTACAACCCGTGACAGGTTCGATACCATTGCAGATATCGTGGCGAACGCTTGGCGTCATGATACGGCAATCTTGGAAGAGGAAGGACGGGACCGCTTGCGGCGTTCGTTCGGCACTCGCATCAGAAACGGTGCCCAGATCAACACACCAAGCATCAGCAGTGGAGCAGTTAGAGTATGACGTCTACACCTATTTTACCAAATCTTGTTCGTATCGCTTATAATGTACAACTTTCAGAACGTGAAGTTATTAGCTTTGAAACAACTGTTGAGCAAAGTGCTGATATACAGACTTTCAATGGTGTGCTTAAGAAGCTAGTAACAGTCGCTGAACGTCAGAAGTACGTCGCCCAGCTTGATAAACTGCGCGCGGATTATAAGTCGAACGAACTCATGCTGCGCGTGACAGAGGAAAGCGTCCCTCAGATCATTGAGAATGATCGTGCGCGTTGGGATGAAGGGAAGCGAACCGGCCTATACCGGCAATCGCGCGATGCTACACTTGAACTGCAGAACGCACAGGTGACAGCGTCGCGGCATAGAAACATGCTGCACACAATCGAGTCACAGATTGTTGAGTATGAAGGCCGACTCAAGAAATTAGAGGGCTAATCCGTGGCGTTAACGTCTGCGCAGATCGTGAGTCTAGCTACCCAGATTGCTAGGTGTCCGGGATACACTTCGCAAGCTGGACAGCTTTTGAACTCCATACTCTCTGATCTGGCGCAGACGTACGACTTTGCGCTTGCGAGGACAAACACGACTATCGTGTTTAACTCGGGGGGCATCTCAGGGAGTGGCCCGTACCCACTCCCTGCAGATTTTCTAAGAGCGCTTCCTGACGGAGTGTTCTTCATACTAAACGGTATCACATACTATCTAACGCCTATAGACCTGGATGAATATGACTCGCTGCCTCAGACGCAAGGCTTTATGTCGTACCCATCCAGCTACACAACGAACATGGAGCTTACGCCGCCGACGCTGCTTGTGTGGCCTCCTGCATCTGGCTCCTACGTGACTACTATACGATACTATAAGCAGCCTGCAGATATAGCGACGCCTGAGAGTTCGTCGTCTGTGCCATGGTTCCCGAACACGGACTATCTCACAACGAGGCTTGCCGGTGAGCTTATGAAGCTTACCAACGACGACAGAGTTGATAAGTTCCTAGTTGATACTGGGCGCGAGAATGACATGAGCGCGCCTGCCATCCTGAGACGTTATCTGAAGATGAAGGATGACCGCGAGTCCAGGGCGCAGACAGTCAGGCACGATCCCCGCGTCTTCAGTCGTGGGACTGCCGGTCTGAAGAACACCAAGAAGGTATTCAACCTATGAGTGCACGTCGCTCCGAGCCGTTCACGTTCTCGCCTGCAGGGCTCTCCGATGCCCTGTCGGGCTCGCACGTGTTCTCGGGCGCGTGCTATAAGCTGCAGAACCTAATTCCCGATCCGACAACCAAGAACCTTTGGATTTGCAGGCCTGCAGCCGTCCAGCTCACGAACTTCGCGGGCTTCACGACGCCGGGTTTCGTCTCCTGCTTCAAGGTCGTTGGCTCTCGCGTGTTCGGTATGCTCGCTACGGGCCGCAACGCGGGCCATGACGAGCCGTTCGTCTATGATCTGGTCACGCGCACCTTCATCACGGTGACCGGCGTCACAAGCGCCAACACACCCATATCCCCGGCATCGAGCGGTGCTTGGTCCCCGCCCCAAATCGCCGTCATGGGCAAATACGTGATCGTGACGCACCCAGGCTTCCCAGGCGGCGCGGGCGCGTTCTTCGGCTGGTTCGACAACGGCAATCCTGCAGCGCCTGTGTGGAGTGCTGGAAACACGACAGGCACGGCCTTGCCGTACGTGCCGCAGGGCGTCGCCGTCTTCAATGGGCGCGCGTGGTTCGCGATCAACCCCACGATCTATTCAGCGCTGGTCCCTTCGACCTATACAACCGACGCATACTCGTTGAACATCGGCAGCACGCCTGTCACGCAGATACTAACCTACGACGACAACATACCGATAACAGCTCTTGCAGGCCTAGGACTTTTCAATCAGAGCGGCGGTGTTGTACAATCGCTGTTGGTGTTTAAAGGCACAACTAATATCTATCAGGTGACCGGCGATTTTGCAACTGGCTATACGATATCGAGAAACTCGCTAAACACAGCGACTTCTACCGAGTCGCCACTTGCGATAGTAAACGCGCCTGAAGGCTTGATGTTCATTGCTCCTGATGGGCTGCGTACTCTTGATTATTACGCCAAGATACAACATCCTGTCGGCATAGCTGGCGAAGGCGTTAACGCACCGTTCATATACAACTTCACGCCTTCTCGTGTTGTCGCTGCCTGCAATGCCTCATTGGTGCGGATATCGGTACAAAACTCTAGCAAATCAGGCGCACCATGGGAAGAGTATTGGTACGATCTGACTCGCAAGGTGTGGAGCGGGCCTCATACATTTGTACCATCTGCAATCGATACATACAGGCAGACGTTCATTGTAGCGCCTCAGGGAATAACCGGCTCGCTCTGGCAGTCTGACGTAGTCCCAAACACTACGTCTGTCTACACAGAGAATGGTACCCAACTAACTTGGGATTGGTATACAACGATCTTTCCTGATGCAGGGCAGATGTGTGTTTACAATTTCCAGGAAACTACGATCAATATGGCGCTAGACGTCAACATGAACCAGTATATAGTATCGCTTATTAACCCGCAGAACACAGTGTACGACTCGCTTACTAACTCGGTTGTCGGTACGCCTCCTATCTGGGATGTATCTATATGGGACGCGGTTGTCTGGGATGGTATAAGCTCTGGGCTTACACCGAGACGAGTTAACTGGACCAAACCGAATGTGACATCACGCGCGCAGATGAGGGTGCAAGGATCAAGCGCTGCAGGTGTCAAGCTCGGAGATATCAAATTCAATGTGGAGATTGTACCTTATGTTCCGCAAACTGGCATATAGCATTCTAGCATTTGCGCTTGCTGTGGCGCCTGCTTATGCAGACGCTATCGTCACAGGTGCAATCCCAAACACGTTTACGCCTGGAAGCGTGATTTCATCTTCACAGATGAACGCGAACTTTCAGTATATTGTTTCGCAAGTGAATGCCAATGCGGCAAAGAACGGCGCTAACAGCTCGATTACATCGCTGTCAGCACTAAGCACACCGCTTGCACCTGCGCAGGGCGGAAGCAGCATCTATATCGGTGGCACAGCTACAGGCACAGCGAATGCAATAACGGTAGCTACTGCGACGCCTAACGGCTTCACATTGGCTGCAGGTAACACGATACGATTCAATACGACGCTAACAAACACAGGGCCTACGACGCTTACGGTAAATGGTACGACGGTAACTAACGTGTTCAAGTCGTCGCCTTCCGGGCCTGTGGCCCTGACTGGTGGAGAGATTGTCGCATACAATACTACAGAAGCTTTTTATGATGGTGTGCAGTATCAGCTTATAACGCACACCACGGAGAATGGTGGTTATGGGCCTGTATACAATCTGACTAATACCACGACAGCCGATCTAGGGTCGTCGCCCTCTCATTTCATAGGGCTGCAGGTAAACGCAAGCATTACATCGCTTGGTGCTAGTGCCTCTCTGACATACCCCATTTATCTTGTTAGTGCTGACGCTGTTGGTGGTGCCACGCTTATACAAAGTGGAACGCTGTCTACGCCCAACGGTGGAAACGTTGTGCTACAGCAGCATGACGCATTTCTTGCAAGATATTGGGGTGGCGGAGGATGGGACGTTATAGCCGTCTTCCCCATACTTGGGAGGTTTAAGGTAGCGCCTACTGAAGCGAACTCCCTAGCGATTAAGAATAACGCCGTTACACCTAATACACAGATAGACATCACCGCTACAGAAGTAGTGATGGATAATACGTCTGGCGGAAACTACTACACGGAGAACTATGGCACCTGCACAATAAACATGGGTGTGACAGGTGCTGGTGGGCTTGATACAGGTGTCATAGCTGCTAACACATGGTACCATCTATATATGATAGGCACAGGCAGTGCTAACAGTTGCTTGGCAAGTACTAGCGCGACAGCTCCGACACTGCCCGCAGGGTATTCATTTAAGATGCGCGCAGGCGCAATACGGACCCTTACAGCAGCAGCTACGCTATGGACATTTAACCAGCGCGGTAATAGGACGCTTCTATCTGCGGCTACAGGGCAGGCAAGCATAGCGTCCGGCGCTTCTGGGACATGCTCGGCAGGCGCGCTAACGCTTAATGCTACCGCAGCGCTAACGGGATCAATAGCACCTAGTACTGCAACACATATTCATGGCACTATAGGTGGGCAGGGTGTAGCTCAGACGTGCCTATCGCCCGTCGCCGATACAAGTAATCCGCCGCAGATGGCGCTATGCTCGATTAATAGCAATGCGCCTAGTTCATTCTCAGTGCCATTCACTACACCTCTTGTGACTTCTAGTTTGTACTACTGTGGCGGCGCAACAAGCTACGTCTGGGAAACAGGATGGACAGACGCAGTCAACGCTAACTAAGGAACTTGACTATGAGAAAACTTCTTATCGCTTTTTGGCTGCTGACTGTCGGCGCGGCATCCGCTCTCGCTGGCAGCTATCCGCCTGTGGCGGCTCCTACCGGCCCTTATGCGCCGCAGGAAATCCCCGGCAAGATTGCCCAGCTCGCTTACAACGTGAATACGCAGGGTGCAGGTCTTTACTTTTCCCTGCCTGCTATCACCACTGCGACTGCAGCGGCCACGACTCAGACGCTTGCCTCGGTCACCGTCCCGGCCAACACCTTCACTACGACTGGCTCAGCATTTCGTATCAAAGGCACCTGGACCAAGGCTGCTAACGTCAACAGCGTGACGCCAATCATCACCTTCGGCACCTACACTCTGACTGGCGGCGCTAACACAACGTCTGCTGGCTCCGAAACTCTTGAGTGCCTTGTGGTGCGTTCCGGCTTGAACACCCAGAACATCACCTGCAACGGCGTCAATCAGGTAACGCCTATTGCCGCTACTTATGCGGCGGGGACCTCGACTGAGACCGGCGACATCGCCATTACAGGTCAATGCACTCAGGGCGCGGCATCGGCTGACTGCATCCTTGACACGTTCACGGTTGAGGCCCTGCACTAAGTCTGGTAAGCTCTCGATCTCATAGGAGAAAAACTATGTCTATGAAAAGTCCGAAGGGCGGCAAAGACGGCGGATGCTGCACAAGCCTGAAGTCAGGTCTTGTGGACAGACGCGTCAAGAGGCCCGATGCATCAATGTCTGTGCCAAAGACCAGTGTAAATGCAGAAGCAACCAGAACAACCACAGCCCCAAATAACACGGGCGTCGGGCCGCGTTCGGCTTAACGTTGAACCTCTTGAGGCTATATTCGATGAGCTGCAGCCTCTGCTTGAAATGAATTGGGCAGAGGCTGCAGTTGAAAAGGACATCTCGCCGCATGATCCCGACTGGGCAAAGTACTATGCCCTGGAAGCGGCGGGGATACTTGGTATAGTAACTCTGCGTGTGAACGGTAAACTTGGTGGCTATGTCGCTTGTCTTGTTGGGCCGACAATGCAAAGCAAGTCAACTGTCTGGGGGCAGATAGACACGATCTGGCTGCACCCAAAACTGAGACGAGGCAGGCTCGGTGACAGGTTGCTGCAGTTCGCCGAAGATCAGTTAAAGGCCGCAGGCGCGAAGATCGTCAAAATAGACACAGCCCCTCGCGTCAGCAACTGGCTTGTGCGGAAGGGCTACACAGCGCGTCACGTCGTGCTGACAAAAGTATTAGGAGAATAGCGATGTCCATGGGCGGTGGTGGTAGTCCGCGAGAAGTGCCGACGCCGTACAGCGCCCCAGGCGTGGCGCAAGGCGTCGAAGGCACACAGAGCGCTATTGGCGCGTTCGGCGCACAGCCCTATTATGGCATGCAGGCCATGAACCAGGGTTACGGAAACATGGCCCAAGGCTTTAGTCCAACTGGCTACAATCCGCAGGGTGCGACGAACGCCGCCAATAGCATCTGGGGGCAGTCCAGCCAGCTCCCAGGCATGGCGAGCACGATATGGAATCAGGCCCTAGATCCGCAGAATGCCCAGAGAGCCTACGCGCTGCGCTCGGCGGACCAAACGGCCATGGCAGGCCTGTCGGGCTCGGGCGTCGCGGACACGCCTTATGGCGCCAGCGTGCGCGGCACGGTGAGCGCCAACACGAACCAGATGTTCGACGCCTACCGCAATCAGCAACTGCAGCAAGGCGGCGCGGCGGCCGGCGGGCTCCTGCAGCAGTTCGGCGGGCTGCAGGGCCTTGGCGCGCAGGTCGCACAGATGGCCCCGCAGGAACAGCAAGCCCTGCTGGCGAGCCTCACCCAGGGTGGCAACGCGGCCCTCGCTCCCTATCAGCAGATGATCAACAGCTATCTCGGCCTCGGCAATCTCGGTTCTGGCCTCTACGGCTCGGAGATATCGGGCTACGGCGCGAGGCTTGGCGCGCAGGCGCAAGCCAACAAGGACAGCGCGAGCGGCATGCAGGGCATGGGCCAAATGGCGGGCATGGCCGCTATGATGATGATGTCTGATCGCCGACTTAAAGAGGACATAGAGCCTGTAGGCAGACTTGATAATGGCCTGACAGTCTACCTCTACAGATACAGAGACACACCGACTTGGCATATAGGTCTTATGGCTGATGAGGTCGAAGAGCTGTACCCAGAAGCTGTTGGGCAAGTGGGAGCATTTAAGGCGGTCAATTACAAGCTTGCTACGGCTAAGGAGATTAGACAATGAGTATGGCGAATGTGGGTGGGCTCGCCGGTGGAGCTGCGCAGGGCTTGCAGGCGGGACAGCAGTTCGGCCAGAACCAGCAGATGAATCCTTATCTGTTGCAGCACCAGCAACTGCAAAACCAGCTACTGCAGCAGAGGCTTGCAGGCGGGCAGGCTGGAACCGGCTTCCAAGACTCTATCGGCGGGCAGGGCATCGCCGATATTGGCGACTATATGAAGTCGCAAGGCGGACAAGGCGGCGCAGATGTAGGAAGCGATTTCGCGAAGAACCAGGGCCAAGGCGCTGCAGGTGGACAAGGGCAAGCGCCTAATAGCGCTTGGAATAATTTAGTTGATCCGCTCGGCATTATTCAACAGCTCGGCCTGCCTCTGCCGCAAGACCCTACGACGTTCTTGAACCAGCTTGGGCTTCCAGGCTTGGCCTTCGGAGGACAAGGGCAGCAGGGCGGAGGCGGCGCATACCTACCGAGCAGGCAGGGGCAGTCATACGGCACACCGTCTGCGAATTACATGCAGGGCTTCCAGCCTAGCGCAACAAACTACTGGGGTATCGGAGGCTTGTAATGGCGACAGTAGACGAGCTGCTAGCTCGCTTGGGCGGCGCAGGCAGAGGGCCTGTGTACAGCCCAGGCCCTGTTGGGTACGCCTCTTTTGGCGCTCCGTTTGACTCGCAGCCTAACGCTGCGCAGCTTGCTATGGGACAGGGAAACAGCCGCTCGCCTTTCGACGCACCGCCGCCCCCTGTACCGCCTCTGCCGCGCATGCCTGCTGTGAGCGGGCCGTTTGGTGTTGGCAACGTTGATATGGGTGGTGTGCGCGACTACCTGCAGGCATTGCAGACGCCGCCTGCGCCCCAGCAGAAGGTGCAAGGCCAACTGCCGCAGTCGTACACGCAGACACGATCAACACTGTCTGGCCCCTACAACCAACAGATATTCCCCCGCGCGGAGGATGCTGGCTTTGGGAACACGACCGCCCTTTCCAATTTCCTGCAGCAACCTCGCTATGGCAGAGACAGCGCCCCCGAGCCTGGACCGGGCATGGGAGGTGTGTGGCAAGACCCTAACCGGCTCCCCTACGAGGAAGAGCCGCTGCAGTCTGTGAAGGAGCGGAAAGCAGGCAGGCTAGACAAGCAGCCGCAGGAGAAGCCTGCAGGCATGGGCGGCTTCATCACGCCTGAGATGAAGCCCATACTTGCAGCGATGGTTAAGCGTGACCCAAGCCTGATGCAGAACCCACGGAAGATGGGGGCTGTCATTATGAAGCTTATGCCGTTCATGCATAAGATGCAGCAGGAGAAGTACGCACAGGCGCGCATAGCTCACACAGAGCGCATGGAGACTTTGTCCCAGGAACGCGCCGCGAGAGCAGAGCGTATGGAGCAGTACAAGTACCTGCATGACAGGGAACAGTACGTTACTCGGCGTATGGACAAGGCTTGGGACAGGATCAAAACTCTGTCTGATCCTCTGACTGAGTTTGCCGGGGACAAGAAGGCGGAGCTTGCGAAGCAGCAAGCCTACTTGAAGACTTACGAAGAGCAGTTGCAGGCCATAGTTAATGATTCGCACAGCGCTAAGAAAGAAGTGACTGCAGGCGCTGGCGAAGGTGTGTACGCGAAAGGGACGCAGGCTAAACCGTCAGAGCCTTCAGCCGCTAAACCTGTTGAGGACAAGGGACCGCCGCAGATATTCCAACTGCAGGCAGACGATATTGACGCCTTCGTGAGCAAGGTTAAACCAGCCCTCATGCAGGCCAAGACGCTTGCCGATAAAGAGAACATCCTTCGTAACACGTTCGATCATATAAACAAGCAGCTTCAAGCTGACGGCAAGAGTCCGCTGTCTCTGCCTGACGCCAACAAGTTGATTGTACGTCTTGGCCGCGACGCCTACGACCCACGCACAAGCGGCCAGAAGCTAGGCGACTGGGTTGCGGAGAGTGTCAAGAGCTGGTTCCCCGACTACCAGGAGTCGGACATGGTTCGCGGCGATCTTGGTTTCGCCGCTCGCTTCTATGGGAACCTGCTCAATCCTGCCGAGTACGAAAGGATGCTGGCAGAGGGCGTGCAGACTGCAGCCGACACGCGCCCGACGACAGAGCAGATGTTGACGGGCCGGGCGCGATCCGGCCCCGAGCGGATCATGGGCGGGTTGGAAGCGCTCGGCGGAGCGCTCGGCCCCCTCGGCATGGCGGAAGCGCCCGGCGCCATGGCGCTCGGACAGAGCGTCGGTTCCGCCGTCGGCGAGGGGACGGACAATCCATGGCTTGGCGCGCTGGCGGGAACGCTGACTGGCGGCGGAGCTGGCGCGTTGCGAGGGCGAGGCGGGCGCGCTGCGCCTGTACTCCCGCCGCAGGGGCCTGCAGGCCTGGGAGGGCCGCCGACTGCCCTTCGCATCCCATATTTCCCGCCGGACGTCGGCGGAGGCATGAGCCGTGGCGCGCCCCCCTTCGATCCGCTGCGCGGCATGATGGGAGGCGCGGCGACGCCTGCAGACGCTGCCGCTGCAGCCATGAGGAAGAAGACGCCGGGGGCCTTCCCAAACATGGGCTCGCAGCCAGCGCCCGCGCCTGGAATGCAGGGAGCGCCAGCGACGCCGCAGCCTGCGGGCGGCGGCATGCCTGGGATGACAGGTCAGCCGGCGCCCGCAGGGACGCTGCGCCTTCCTCCTCCCGGAAACTTCCCGCCATCAGCAGGCGGACGCGGCCAAGCCCCCTATCGGCCTCCATTCGGCCCCGCGTTCGAGATGCCCGATCCGTCGATACGCATGGGCGGCCCCGGCGAACAACTGCGCCTGCCGCCTCCGACGCCTCGCGACCCAGTCTCCCAGGCCGAAGCAGCGGCGGAGATCGCCTCAGGCAGGGAGCCTGCGGCGCCCGTCGAAGCTCCGCGCAAGCCCCTGCAGGCGACAGGCGGGCCTTACGGCGTCAATCAGTTCGGCGAGCACACCGTAGGCGATACGGTCAAATTCAATGGGCGCACGCGCAAGATCGAAGAGCTTATCCCCGCTCGGCCCGGTCACCTCGCCCCCAAGGCGAAGTTGTCGGGCCTTAAGCTTCCTGTCACACTGACGAAGCTTGAGCCTGTGAGCGCGAAGGCTGCACGTGGTTTCGCCGAAGGTGACCGCGTCAGGTGGGACCTACCTGCAGGCTTTGGATCAGCATCGGGGACAATTAAAAAGGTCACCGTCAGCCCTCGCGGCAACGCCATGGCGACTGTCCAAAGGTCAGACGGACAACTTGTTGACGTGGACGTCAGCAGCCTGAAGAATGTTTAATGTATTATCTGCGCGCTAAGCTTGCGCGGATCAACCGGATAGGTCTAAGGTATGCCACTCAGCGCCGACGATTTCGATCCTCTTGCAAAGAGGACGGCTCCCAAGTCTGAGGGGCGTACTCCGGCAACCTCCGCCCCTTCGGCCCCTGCCCGTGGATTGGATGCCCTCTCATTCGATCCGCTGGCGCCGCGCGAGCCGCCTAAACCCACGCCTGCTTCAGGCGGCGAGTGGCTGCAGTCGATTGGCCTCGGAGCTGCAGCTCTTGCCGGTGGCGGGCTGGCGGCTCGCGCGACAGGGCTTGGCGCTCGCGCCGGGCAAGCCTATGAGCAAGCCGCCAAGAGCGCGAGCGTTGGCGGCAAGGCCATCAGCGCGCCGCAGACCATCTTCGCCCCCACGTCGATCAGTCCCGAGGCTCGAAGCGCTGAGGCCTTGATCCGCGAGAAGACCGGCTTGGGTGCTCGCGAGACGGCGATGGCGCAGGAGCCGCTGAAGGGACAGCCCAAACAATCGAGCATCCTCAACCCACTAACCTGGATACAAAAGACGCCATGGGCGGATATCGGTGGCAAGTCCGACGCGGCCAAGCGCAACTTCATCTCCTATGTCGAGGGTCGTACAGCCGGCGCAAAGCTCTCCGATCCGAGCCTGCAGCCCCTTGCCGACAAGGTGCGTGAAGCGTTCGCAGGCCCTAAGCGGCGCTCTGAGGAGCTGGGGCTCGAAGGCAAGAGCTGGGCCAAGTTCGGCTTCATCCAGGACTATTATGCCCATATGTGGGAGCGCGACGCCAAGCACGCTGAGCTGTTCTCAAGCCCTGAGGCGTTCGCCGCAGCCCATGGAAGGTTCACCAAGCAGCGCAAAATTCCGACGATAGAAGATGGGCTTGCCATGGGTCTAACGCCCAAGACGCTTGACCCTGTGCAGACGGCGCTTGAGTATGTCCACAACGCAAACAGGTGGATAACCAACGTCGATATCTTAGAGACTGCAGCACAGAATAAGATGGTTATGCGCGCCAACAATCCGGCGAACGTGCCTCCTGGATGGCAACAACTGCATGGCGCTCTTGCTCAGCGCGGCCTGTATAAGTTCTATGCTCCTGAAGGCTTCGCCAAAGTCTATAACAACTATGTCAGCAAGGGCTTCTCTGGCGAGTACAAGGACGCCTACAATGCCGCGCGCGGCGTCTCTAACGGTCTGACGGCCTTCGAACTGGGCATGTCGGGCTTTCACGCTGGGCTGATGGGCTTCGAGGGGGCCGTGTCGGAAGCCGCGCGCGGGATCGAGCATCTGTTCCATGGCGAGTTCGGCAAGGCGGCGAAGGCCCTTGGCGGCGCGCCGTTCGCGGGCGTGCATCTGGCTCGCACGGGCGCCAAGGTCGAACAGGCGTGGCTTGGCCGCACCGAGCCGACGAAGCAGATGCGAGAGGTTGTCGATCTCCTGACGCGCGCTGGCGGACGCGGCGCAGGCATCGAGCACACGGCGGGCGAGTATGAGTTCACCGCAGCCGGTTCGATCTTCGACAGCATCCGGCGAGGCTCCCTGCGAGCGGAGATGCAGGCAGCGAAGGCGGAGATAGGGAGCCAGTACGGATGGGGAGCGGTCAAGACCCTGGCGCGCGGCGTCGGACGCGTCATGGATACGATGGCCGAGCCGCTGTTCAAAACCTACATTCCCAAGATCAAGAACGGCGCGTTCTACGAGACCATGTCGGCCTGGATCGATCGGCACCCGGAAGCAGGCCTCGAACAGAAGACTGCAGCCGCGCGGGAAATCTGGGATAGCATCGACAACCGCTTTGGACAGGTGGTGCAGGATAATATCTTCTGGAACAAATACCTGAAGCAGGCGGCTATGCTGTCCATGCGGTCTTACTCGTGGAACCTCGGAACCGTCAGGGAGCTTGGCGGCGGAGCGAAGGACCTGTTCGCCAACGGCAAGTTCACGCCTCGCGCCTACTATCTGATTGCGCTGCCTATGGTCTACGGCGTCATGTCGTCGATCTATCAGTACCTGAAGACAGGCACGCTGCCGGAAGACCTGCGCGACTACATGGCCCCCAAGACGGGAGGGATCGATCCGGCGACAGGCCAGCCCGAGCGCCGCAACGTCTACGGCTACATGAAGGACGTGTATGGCTGGGCGGATCATCCCGTTGAAGAGCTGGGGGCCAAGTTCGGCGGCGCGCCCCATCTGGCCGTACAGCTTGCGACCGGCAAGGATAGCTTCGGCCGCCCCATCCATGCGCCCGATGATCAGGGTTTCAAGCTCATGCAGGCCTACATGAAGCATATCGCCGAAGCCTACACGCCGATCACGGTGAAGAGCTTGCAGGGCGTCAGGCGAGGCACTAACATATCCAGGGCCGAACGCCTGGGGCTTGGCTTCCAGCCTGCAGGCCAGCAGTGGACGGCGCCCGAGCGCGCCAAGCTTCTCAAGCTGAAGCGTGAGCGTGACGAGTGGAAACGGAAAGAGCGCCAAGAGCGCAGACAAAAGAGTTTTCTTGAATGAGAGTCTTGATAATTGACCAGTTCGGCATGTCTGTTGATATGGCCGTGCGGATGCAAGATCAGGGACATAAAGTCAAAGCGTTCATCCCCAAGGATGAGAAGTTGTCATCCATCGGTAAGGGGTTGATAGATGTCGTCAGAGAGTATGAGCCCTGGTTCCGATGGGCCGACGTTATTGTCAATACCGACAACAACAAGTACGTGCGCGATCTGGAATTGGCCAAAGCTGCTGGCGTCCCGGTCGTTAGCGCCAACAGAGAGTCTGCAGACTGGGAACTCCTGCGCGGCGTTGGGATGGAGGTCATGCGCAAAGCGGGAATCAAAATCCCGGACTGCGAGACGTTCACCGACTATGATAAAGCCATAGCGCACGTCAAGAAGACGGGCAAGCGCTTCGTATCCAAGCCGGATGGAGACGCGGACAAAGCCCTCTCCTACTGCAGCAAGAGCCCTGCAGACATGGTGTACATGCTGGAGCGCTGGAAGAAGATAGCCACGAAGAAAGCGCCCTTCATCCTGCAGGAGTTCATTGGCGGAACTGAAATGGCCGTGGGCGGCTGGTTCGGACCAGGAGGCTTCAACGAAGGTTGGTGCGAGAACTGGGAGTTCAAGAAGCTGATGAACGATGAGAAGGGCGTTGCTACCGGCGAGCAGGGGACCGTCCTTCGATACGTGCGAAACAGCAAGCTGGCGCGCCTTGTCCTGCAGCCCGTAGAGGATATGCTGGCGAAGGTAGGCTACGTCGGCTATGTAGACGTTAACTGCATCATTGACGATAAGGGCCAACCATGGCCGCTTGAATTTACAATGCGCTTCGGCTGGCCTACCTTCAACATTCAGTTGGCGCTGCACGACGGCGACATAGCCGAGTGGTTGCTTGGACTAGCAGAAGGAAAGGATACGAGGCCATGCAGGATGAACGAGACGGCGATAGGGGTGGTAGTGACCATCCCGGATTATCCCTACTCGCACGCAACAAAAAAGGAAGTAACGGGCGTGCCGATATACGGGATCGACACGAGGCTGAGACCGCATGTTCACCCGGCAATGATGATGCTAGCGGACGCCCCAAACGACGTGGAAGACGAAGTAATAAACATGCCGACGCCGCAGACAGCAGGGGACTACGTTCTGATCATGACGGCGACGGGGCAGGAGATAAGCACCTGCAGACGCACAGTCTACAATCGCTTGGAGAAATTATCGATTCCCAACTCCCCGATGTACCGAACGGATATAGGGCGGAGGCTGCGTACCCAACTACCGTTAATCCAGAAACATGGTTTCGCGATGGGGATGAAGTACTAGACGACAAGTATTACTATCATGTGACTGCGCTTATCCGCAGGAACAAGATACAGATATTGGAAGCGCCGCTTGACCAGGAGGCTAAGAACTTCTCAGCCCTCCTGCGCGCTAAGTCGGCTCTCGTTATGTCTCATGAAGGCATGCAGGTGCGCGTCGGCGAGGCTGCAGTCGCCGTGAAGATGAAGCAGCGTGAGGACTGGTCCGAAGTGTTCGCCGCCGTCGAACGGGCGAAGGCTCAACGCCAACGCCTGATCGATAGCAACATGATAGACGAGTCAGTGCTCGACATCATCTAGCTTCCACTTCTTTAGGCTCATGATAATGACACGCTCTCTGCCCTTGGTGTAGGTTGGCAACCCATCCGTGAGATCACGGGGCGTGTCCGCATCGGCGTCGCGTTCTACGTAGCCCTCATCTACCATCCACTTTATGAACTCCTTGGGCGACATGCTGTAGTCTGCAAGGAACTTGCTCAGCGACTTGCGGCTGATAAGCATGCGCGCCTTGTGCACCTCGTATCGCTTGGCTATCTCTTCTCTTGGTTCCAACGATCTGTCGGCAATGCTAACCATGGTTTTGCCGGTGGGAGACTTGCCGTGCACAACCGTCAATGTTTTGTCGCGCGTGACGTCGAAGAACTCACGCAGGATATCTTCCTTGCTATCCGTCTTGCTGTACCCTGGTTCGCTCTTGACCTCGGCTATCAGCCAGTTGGTGTAGCGCTCCTGATCGAAGCGCGCCAGCTCCAAACGATTAAGCAGCGCAGCGGCGACGCTGGCGCAGGCAAGGTAATTCACCTTGTAGCGGTATTTGACGTCAGGCAGCATGTCGGCGAAGTACACCTGTGTCGCCTGCAGTGTCTTCTTTATCCTAGGTAGGTTCCTCAAAACGAAGTCGAGAAAGATAGGCCCCGCCCACCCTGGGTTTTGTGTGAGCTGGGAAAGCAGCTTGGCCGAGCCCTTGCTTGGCAGCGAGGGGACTTCAGTTTCAAAGACGCGCGCTTGCATGGCGTCGGAGCCCTGGTACTGGCTGAGGGCCGCGATCATGGATGTGTTGGCGGTCACGATGTGAACGGAGCTTCGACGGTCCCGGTCTGGGTTGACTTTGCCGTCCCGGCCCGAACGCTGCTTGTTCATGCCGAGTGTGAAGGCGGTAACCCGGTCTTTGACCTGCTGCGCGTCCTGGCGGATGCTCTCATCTTCGAACGTGGGCAGGCCCCCGGCGCCGGACCAGATATTCGCCCGCGTCACTTCCGAAGCCGTGGCGGTTATCTGCAAGGCCCGCTCGAGGCCCCACACCGACTGGGCAAGCTGGCTCGCCGTCGTCTTGCCGCCTCCCGTCTTAGGGCTGCAGTAGGAGCGAAGGACGCCGCCCTCGGTGGGAGCGAGCACACCCATCAGGACCGACGCGAACGAGGCCACAAGGGCGTCAAGCTGGAACTCGTATCCGGGCTGCAGGCAGGGCAGGACGGCCTCTCGCCAGCCTTCCAGACTTCCCATGCGTCGCCCGCCCCCTGGCTGCAGCTCAACGGCCTTGGCGGAAGCGAAGCTGTCGGGCTGCAGGGCTGCAGGTTTCGAGCCCTGATCAGTGAATAGGGTCTGGCCGACGAGGAAGCCTTCACGCTTCCAGCCAAACGATTTGTACAAGTCCGCCATGCGTGGGCCTCGGTTCACTTTTGCTATGCTTGCGGTAATGAAGTGCGTCATAAGAGCTGGGTTATAGATTGCCGGGCCGAACGTCCGTATCTCCGTTAGGCCAGACTGCCCCGTCAAGTCGCGCTGCAGAATGATGTTCTGTTCTAACTCCTGCTCGCCGACGTTGTACTGCTGCAGAACAACATACTTTTTATTACTATCTTCATCCTTGGCGATGCCTACAACACGTATAGGCGTGTCGCAAATCAACTCATCCTTCTGCCCTTCAGGCGTGCTTGTACGAAAGACAAGCTCGTGTGCTTTGTTCAGCGCGTAGCCGTCCGGATACTCTTTCTCCCATGTCGTAAAGCTGACAACCTCGCCGCTCGCCGCAACAACGTCCTCTGCGGGTTTGGACCGTAGCACCCCCAGTTCTGCAGGCCCCTTGATATGCCCTTTCCAGATGCAACCTTCGCATAGGTCATTGTGTTCTGAAAACGAACTGCATGCGTGCGGCGCATCAATCTCAATCGCCGCATCAAACTTAGCTTGTGCCTCTTCGGACGAATAGCCTTGGTAAGAACTTGACCATTCATGAAACAGGCGTTCGCCGTCCATGCAGGTTGCAAGAATAGACGCCGCGCTGTGCCAATGCGGCTCCGTATCACTGCCTGTCTCCTGGAAGTGTCTGATCTGGGCGCAGTTCTCAACTATGAGCCCTGCGTCCTTGTTATGCTTATGAAAACGGGTAATTTTTTGTCTGACTGGTTTGGCGTTGTCCGTGACAGTGTGAACTGCAGCTCCGTGTTTATGCAAGGCCCGCTCAAAATCTGCCGCATCATGTCGCTCATCAGCTGCTCCATCATCAATGATAAACGCCTGCGCGCCTCTTGTGTGGTTGAAGCTTCCGGGTAGTCGCATGATGCTTGCGGCGTCGGCTGTCCGTGCAGGGTCCAGTCGTACGCCCACCGACTGCAGGCCCTTTTTGAGGGCTCGGGCGAGACTGTGCCATAAGGCATGGTCAAGCGGCTCTCGGAAGATGTACCAGCCTTGGACGCCTCCGCCAGACCAGACACGGATCGGCGAGGGTAGTCCAAGAGCTGCAGGGCCGTCCAAGGCTGCTTGGGCGGCTTCTTCGACTGTGTCATATCCTTTTCCATCCCCGTGGGCGTCTATGTCAAACCAGAGGGCGCGAAGTCCGACAACGTCGGTTTTCTTGCGCCCTCCCCCCTCTCCGTATGCCGCAGGGGCGAAATAAACATTCCGCCCCTGTTCGTTTGCCTGCATGAGCTTTAGGACCAAGTCCTCTATGTTCTGGGCGCTAACGTTCCTGCCCGTCCCCTTCGTCTGCCCCGCAACGAAGCCGACGTAGCGGCCTCCATCAGGAATGATCTGTGACAGGAACTTTGCTATTTCGCGCATCTAGGAGGCCCCGTAGGAAGGTTGCTCGGTTTTGAAGCCTGATGTGAGACGGCACAAGAGGCCCGTCTGCCTCTGCAATTGCCTTCTCTAAATCATCCAGCTTTTTAAAGACTGCATGCCGCAGCGCAGGCGTCGGATAGTGGCCGTTGAGCATCCATCCTTTGACGGTTTCCCTTGGCGTCTGCAGCCAGAGGGCCAAATCGGCGAGCGTAAGCCCGCCGATTTCTCTACACCGCCTAAGTCGCTGATCTAATTGCGACATGAGCGCTTAGTCCTCCAAGTCTAGCATGGAGAGAGCCGAGCGCAAAGACGCGCCCGGCGTCGCAGGCTTGGCCATGCCGAACTTTTCCTGCGTCGGAACGTCCTCCGCCGATGGCTTCTTGGAGAGCGGTCCTGGCTTCCTGGTAACCGTCGTCGCCTTCGGCGCGGCCTTGGCCGTCTCTGCGGCCTCTGCAACGGCCTCGCGGGCCGAGTTCATCCCGGCCACGCGCGTCTTGAAGTCGGTCCCGCGGGCCTTGGGCGCGGCCTGGACGGGCGCTGCAGCCGCCTTCGCCGCTGGCTTGGCCTGCACGCTTACAGCTCCGACAGGCTTGACCGGCGCGGCGATCTGCTTGGTTTCAGCCGGCGCGGGAAGCGCGGGCGCCACCGAGCGCTGCAAGAGCTGTTCCGCCGGGCCGCCCGGTTGAATCAGCGCGGCCACTTCGTTGATGTCCATCAGGTGATCGATTGTGGACACAGCGTCGAACAGCAGCCGTCCCTTCTTCTCGTTATCCCAGGTGATGCGTGTCATCAGCTCGGCCATGTCGGCGGGCTGGCCGTCAAGCGTCGTGGCCGCAACCGCTTCGACATAGTCGGCGAAGCGTCCAACGGAGGCCGCAGGGACGTCCAGACGAAACACCGTGGTCTTGTCGATCTTCTCGGGCAGAAGGACGGCGAGCCACTTCTTGTCCTTGCAGGCCTTGCCCTTGCCGCTGCTGCCCCAGGTGTTCATGATGCACGCGGCGCAGCTCTCCGCCTGCCGGTTCTCCCCCTGGTTCGGGCGGATGCCATCGTCAGAGCCGCAGTCGGGCGCGGCCTTGCTTTCGTCGGTGAACGGATCGACGTAATAGACCTTGGCCGTGCCGCTGTAGGGGGCGACATCGAGAACGATGCACTCCATGCATTGCGTGCCCGTGTCGGGGTTGATCTCGCCGACGTGCTTGACCATGTCCCCGTTGACTGCAGTGAAACCGTGATCGGCGAGACGGACGCGCGGGAAGCCGCCCTTGGAGACGCCAGCGCGGGCGCGTTCGGCGAGAGCGTTGCCACCACGGCCAAGACGGGTGAGGCCTGCGAATTTTTCTGACATGCTTATTTCCTTACGTTAATGTCAATGTAGCGGCTTATCTCGGTGCCTGGAAACTGCTCGCCAGTCTCAGTCACCTTGTCTTCGATGAATGTCTTGTTAGGCTTGATATCCAAAGAATCAAGCAGTGTATCGAGTGTGCGCTCGAACACATCCAGCGGCACAGCATCTCCTGTCGCCTCAGCCAGAACGGCGCATACAAGCTCGCGCTTGTCAAGCGTCTTGACGTTAGTCTTAATCGACTTGTACGCCGTGCCGTACTCAGTCTTGCAGGAGTCGGCCCCGGCCTCATCGAGAATCCGCCGCAGCTCTTCCTTGAGCATGTCAAGCACTTCTTTATAGGGCTTGACTGCGTCTGCGTGCTGGGCGTCCATGGCCTCGATCTTAGCCCGCACCTTGCGGTACTGCAGGATAAGCTCGTCTGCGCCGACGCCTTCGTCTGTTGGTTCGACTTCTGCCTGTGTCATCGCCTCGGCCTTATCGCGAAGATGCCTACGAAAATTACTATGATAAAAAACAGCGCTACTGCTTCCATCCTAACCTTCCAACATGCTTAACATCACACCTTGCATATTCTGCTTGTTATTCAGTCTATCGTATATCTCCCTCTCTACCTTCGTTATCGCGATCTTGACGACGAGCGTCGTGTTCTTCTGGCTCGCTCCCAAGATGCGCTCATTACCTTGCGCCCAGTTCTCAGGCTTATCTGTCGGCGCGTACCATAGAATGGTGTTCGCCGCTGTGCAGGTCAATCCGTGTGCCATAGTTCCAGGGTCTGCAATGATCACGCGTGGGACGCCTGCAGTCTGGAATTTAGAAACGATCTCCGCACGCTCCTTAGGAGACACTGCGCCTGTGATCTGCCTTATAGCTCCTGCAGGCGCTCCGCCCTTCTTGAACCAATCCTCAAGATGCTTGCGAAGCAAATTAACCGTACTCGTGAACGGGGCGAAGATCAAGCACTTTCCTTCGCCCTTCGGCCCGCAATCGGCTTCATCCATGGCCTCTTTGAGGACGGCGAGCCGACCGCTGCAGTCCACTTCATGAGCGACGTGCGCGCCATCATAGACGGCCCCGCAGGCGATCTGCAGGAGCTTCAGACGGAGCGCGCCTTCATGCACGGCGTCGATCTCGCCGCCAGCCAGCTCGGCGCGCATGGCGAGCCGCAGGGCCTCGTACAGCTCGGCCTGTTCTTCGGTGAACTCCGCGTCGCGGGCCGTCTGCAGTTGGGGCGGCATGTCGAAGCAGTGTTCCTTTTTAAAGCGGACTGAAGGGGTTAGCAGCTCTGCGGCCTGGATGTACCCATCCGGCTTGGGCGCCCACTTGAAACCCCCCACGTGGTACATCATCCGTTCCTTCACAGCCTTGAAGGATTCCCGGTACTCGGGATCAATCAGCTTGCGCAGGCCGTGGGCGTCGGTGG